ACCTTTATATAGTCTAGGAGCGCTTACTGAATAGTTCATCATAACTTTATTAAAGTTAGAATCTGGACGAACCATATTAGATGCTTTTTCCCATTTTAATAGTTTATTAGCACCAAGAACCATAACTCCTTCATATACTACTTCTCGAGATTGAGCAACTTTTTCAAATCTAGCTCTTTGATCTTTTGGAGGATCAAATGTATCATCTTTTTTAATAGCTTTCTTTGCTCCAGTAGATGTTTCTTTTATTTTATAAACACTTTTTTCCCAAGTTTTCCAATTAAAATATAATACAGTTAATGTGTTAGAGTCTGAGCTATCAGCACTATCATTAGTAGTATAATCGTAATTATTATAATTACTTGATTTTTTTACCGCATCTTCAAACTCTTCTTCAGATAATCCTGGAAATTGTTTTTTAAGCTCATTGCTTTTAATCTGTTTAACTTCTCCAAAATAATAAACATCTTCAAAGTTAGGATCGTCAGTATAAGAATAAACTAAATTAGCTGGATCAACGTAATCTAATTTTATACCATCTGTATTATTAAAAGAATGTTTAGCTGCTGCTATTCCTAAAACAGTTTGATCGTAGTCTAATCTCTTTTTAAGCTCAGGATAATCGTTATGCTTAAAGACGTTGTCAATAGCTTGCTCATGAGCAATCTCTATAGACTGCTTATATCCTATTTGCATATGGAGTTCTAACTCTTCTGTATTGCTAGGTAAATCGCTTTTCTTAAAATTTCTAACATTAACACCGAGCTTTTCATCTATTTGCTCAATTAACTCTTGGGTGTTCATATCTTCAAGCATTGCTTCAACAAAACTTGTTCTTTCTTTAGTAGAAGTAGGGTCTTGAGCAAAAGCTTTTATTTTAAATAGCCTATCTTGCATTCCGTTTACAACTATATCTACAAACTTAGGTATAATTGGAACTGGTTTCCAGTCTAAATTAAGGTATGACAAATCTCCGTTAATTGAAAACTCATCCTTATATTTTTGAGTTGATTGCTCACCTCTTGCATATAATCTTAACTTGTGAAAATCACGTTGATTCTGAGTGAACCTACCCGATCCAGAGTTTTTTCTAAACCATTCGTTTTGGATACCTCGTGCCACTTCCATTCCGTATGATTTGCTACTCTTCGTAGCGTCGTCAACCGATTGGCTGGGAAATTGGGTAACTTGTCCTGTAGCTTCTGCCATTTTCTATTGTATTATTTTACTGTTTGATCCTGCGTTGTTGTACTTTGAAAACCCAAAATCTATTTTTTTAATTTCGCGTGTACTTTTGGATGCGTATAAATGTCTTTGACAAGCCATAATAGCTAGTCCAGAACTTATAGACGCATCAAACTTAGTTCTTTTATTAATATCAAACTTTGACCAGTCTTCAAGCGTTCTTTGAAAGTACATTCTACCACAAACGCCATCTTCTTTGATGCCAACATGGTTTTCAATATAACTTTCAATTGCAGCTGCATGAGCTTGTCTTATGTCTTCTGAGGAGTTAGGTATACCACCTAATTCTTTTTCTGTTACAGAAAGTTTATTACGAGACTTATCAGGTCTATTCATTGAATAACCTCTGTAGCCTCTTCTTTTAATATGATATAATAATCTAGGTTTATTGTTTTCCGCTAGTATTGGCATTCCATAAAATATCATTGCCATAAGAACATCTTCAAAAAATATTTCTGCAGTTTGTGGTCTAGCTACATATTCTAAAAAGAATTGACTAGATGGAACTTCAGATAACATATTAAATGTTGTTAATCCGTGTAAAGCACCATTTGAACCACTACCATCAGTTGTTCCGGATATATCATAACTGTCACAGCCAAAAGCTCCTAAGTCTTGATTACCTGGATATTTAATTCCGTTCTTAACAATTATATTGTTTTGCATACTAACCGGTGGTATCCAAGATAACTTAAATCTACCGGTTTTATTTGGGTGAAATTCTACTTCAGAATCTTTCACTCCGTTCTTCCAACTAAATGATCCTCGAGTTACATAACCCTGCATAACCATTTCTTCATTGAAATCTATTTGTTCATATATTTTATTTAGATTGAATAAAGACTTTTCTATTTCATCTCTAAATGCGTGCTTTTCATATCTTGGGAACTGTCTATAAAATTCATTAAGTCCATCATTGTTTCCTTTAAGCCCATCTGCTTCATTCTCCCAATGCTCGATAACTCCATAGCTGATAAGTTCTCCGTCGACTCCCTCAACCGGGCTTTCTGGAGTATCAAACACAGGGTATCCATATTTGTCAATGAATCCTTCGTAATTCCATTCCATAGGTATGAACAAAGCGTATAGTCCACTAGCAGTCTGCCCATTGCGATTTCGCTTCGTAACGTTTGAGTCATAGTATAATTTTTTAAAGTTCTCTCCGCCTTTATCTAAAGCATTAGATGTAGAACCCATCATGCACTTACCAACTACCTTTGCTCCAAGCCTGAGGCACGTTTTTGTGACCCTCCAGTTGTTGAGTATATTGTCCGGCTTCTCCCATTTTCCCGATTCGTCGTGAACAAGTAATCTGAGTTTCTCCCCATCGTACGAGTTGTCCCCTGTATTTTTCCAATCGATCGTCGTGTCCAATCCTTTTTGGGTTTCTGTTGAGGCTTCGTTAATGGTACTCCTGGTGAGCCTCCGCGACGGTGTTTTGTACGATAACTCAGTTTTGGGTCTTTCCATTCCATCCTGTATCGGCTTAAAGAAAAACGGATAATTTGCTGATATTGGTACAACTTTATCTGTGAACATCTTCTTTGCATCTGATCCAGATTTAGATAAAATTCCGAATCTGGAATCCCTTGATACTGTAGCTTGATTAACAACCTCTGAGCTTCCCATGAAGGAAAAACCAGACCGTCTGTTCTTGAGGTAGCACATTCCATAACTTCTTGGATCAGCTTTGCACGCCTCCCAGAAATAGTAGAATATCTTGTTTGCCTGCCTAAAGTCCGGTGATCCCACGTCAATTTTTGTCCAATTGAGGTAGACATAGTGTGACCCTGTAATGTAACACGGGTCCCCGTTGCACATGAACCAATAACCATCAGACCTACGACTAAACTCATTATCGATATAATCGTAGTACTGTTCTTTAAAATCGTCTGGAAGTATTTTAAAATCATATATTGTTTTAATTTTATTTAGCGAAGAAGGCTTTGGTGTTTTTATGAACACCTGTTCTTCTTTATTTAATTCTTGACCAGCAATAATCCTTGAACTTCATATATTTCACCTATAACACCGGTTTTACTTATAACAACACAATCAATATCTTCGTTATAACCATATTTAAAAGCTTTAGCTTTATTAGTCTTTTTAACGTGCTTAAGATCTAAATGATCTGTAGTTGTTGTGTATAGCATTTGCTTATACATTAGTGCGGCCCTCCACACCAAAGAATTCTCTTTTTTCTTTTTCTCCTTCTTCTTTTATATTAGACAACTCCTCAACTCTATCTAACATTGTGATAGCGTCTTCCATTGCTAATCTATATGCTGAAGCAGATATTTTAACTTTTTCAGGATCTAATTCATCTGGATCCATTTTCTTATTCATAACTTTTATTAATTCATTTATTGAATTTTCTGTAGCTTTAAGAATAAGTTCTCGTTTCTTTTTTATGTCCATAGTTGATAGTTATGTCTGTTGATAAAATTCTATATAATTTTTTATCATCTATGTTAAATTCATACTCAGAATCTGGAGTAAACCCTACGGTATCGCCATAGGACAACCCTAGGGACTCCAAATAGTCGTTTGTATATGTAAGCTTTCCCAAAAGCTTTTGTTCGCTCTCGGTGCTCCATATGTCTTCGTTTTCTAAAGGTTCTACAAAACAATACATATTTGGGCAGTGCCACTTATTGTTTTGCTTATATGCAAAGAGTTGATCTTGTGAAACTATATATTTATCTTCGTCTATATAGCTACCCGAGTTTCTTTCATTTCCTCTTGCATCAAACCATCTTCTAAATACGTTGTGATGTATAATAACTTCATTACCTGGTTTTATAGGTGTGTTTATATTAATAGGAACATTAACTACAGTTC